TGATGGATCTGTATCCGGTTAGGAGGTAAAGAGAACGTCAGAGAAACACTTCCAGTTCCCGTGGCAGCTTGAGACATCTCAATCGCCTGCGCATAGATCGCACTTACAGGGATCTGAAATCCAGATCCTGTGCCTCCAAGATCTGAATTATCCGCAGACAACACATCTCCGACCTGATAAGCAGCGCCACGAAGAACAATCGTCACCGTAGTCACTACTCCACCAGATACCCCAATATCCGCCGTTGCATTCGCCCCAGAACCACCCGTCAAAGGAACATCCGTATACGAGTTATCCACATATCCAGACCCAGGCGTAATTGCCCCCAAAGTCTTGATGTTTGAACTCGTTATCGCCATCACCGACGTCCCCGTAGGTATGTTCGATCCAGAAATAACCTGCCTCAAAGCCACCTGTGTGTTATACGTATCTAGGAAGATAAACTCACTTCCCGTCGTAACCGTCATACTCTCAGTAAAGATCGCCGTCTCAGGAAGCGTCTGCCAAGAAGCCATCACCGGATACGCAAAGACCTGAGAGAAATATCCCGCCGATCTACGCGCACCTACCGCTTGTCCAGCGTCATACCAAGTCTGCTCTCGCACGTTATAAATAATGGCGTCCGTACACTCAGTAGCATTCCCACGAGGGTAGAACCACCAGATCTCTCCAAACCGCGGAACCTTCGTAACCCAAACCTTCTGCCTCTGGTTGTAGTTCAAGTTATCAAAGAACCAGTTCTGGTTCATCGAGTTCGGGATCTCTTTCACGGTTCCGTTGTATAGAAGGAATCTATCAACACCACACCAGTAATAGATACCGTCATACTCAATAACGCTCTGGCTCGACATAATCGACGTCTGACTCGAAATAATGTCGTACCGCCAGAAGGTCGGAGTCGCAAAGTTAGCCGTCCCTGGAACCCCTAGGTTCGTCGGGGCATACGACACCCTAATCAAGGAATCTAGGCTCCAAAACAACCCCGACGGTGAATTAGAACCACCTCGAACCGGAAGCCCCTGTACGATCTTTCCCGTCGCTACGTTGACCGCATTCGCATCACTCGAAACCCAGTCCTGCGCATTACCGGCAGAACAGTTCCTGATCAATCCGTTGTTTCCAAAGACAAAGACATACGGATGTAAAGAAACTACCCCGCCAGATACCGATACGTTGTTGTTAAACGTAGCCGTCACCGTAGCCGATGCCGTTGCATTGTTAGACATCGTAACCGTCGTACCCACCACAGATACAACCGTCGTATTCGCAGGTATCCCAGCACCGGTAATCGTTTGACCAGCACCGATCAAAGGATTCGATACCGCTAACGTCAACGTCGGACTTAAGTTGGTCGTCGTGACGCTGTCCGTAAAGACACCAATCTGAGACATCGTCGTCCCAGTGATGTTCCCAATCAATACCGGGGTGTCGTTGTCCGAGTCTATCGCCTGAAGATTCTGCCCAGGATGAGCCACCAACGACTGAACTCCAGCCCCTCCAACGTCGTAGAATCCATCAAACTGCCAGAGATTCAACGGGGACGCAGTAAAGTTTGATAGTGAGAACTCACCTATCCCCGCGCCAATACCGTTATCGTCAATCGTCAGAACTTCGAGGCCATTGTTATACCCAGAGAAGATTGACGTAAAGGCATTCTGAGCATTTACCCAAATCCCCCTAGACGGCCCAAACATCTGATCTGAGATTACTCGGTATCCGCGGATCTTTCTCGGTCTACCACGCTGAAACCTTACCCAGCGACCATCCGTGTAGAACGCACGATCAAAGATCGTTCCATCCCTCTGAATACCGGGTTTGGTATCTAAGGCAAAGACTTTCTTGGTCATGTGAACAACCCGCCAGAAACACCACCCGTGAAGTTCCCAGTTCCCGTAATCGCTAAACCCGTCGCCGTCAAACCAAATCTCTTAGTACCAACAATCGTGATACCAAATTCGCCAGAACCCGGCCTGTAGATACCCGTATTCGTCTCAGTCGCAAAGTTCAACGCCGGAGCTGCCGCAGTACCATCTACTAAAGATATGTTCGAAGCACCCGCCGCAATCGTCGAAGCATTCAGCAGATTCACCGAGTCACACAACAAAATAACCTGTTGACCGGCAGGAACCGTTGCTATCGCTCCACCGGCCACCCCAGTCTGGAAGGTAATCTGATAGTTGCTTACACCACCGTCCGTCTGGTTCGTGATGTAGTAAACCTGGATCGTCTGCGGAAGATTAACCGTTACGTTTCCAGACAACGTCCCCGTGTACTTCTGTACAACATTCGACGCCTCAGATGCCGTCAACGTATAAGTTCCGGTCGTAACCGCTTTGGTTAACTGCGTGAAGTTAAACTGCGTAGACCTTCCTAAACCTACGGTGTACCACGCAGACCCAGACGAAATAACAACCGCAGAATCCGCAGGTTGCATCGCTAGAGACGCCGCACCGTTGATCAACTGCCCCCCAGAAGGAGATACAGTCAACGTCCCAGTCCCGCCGTTTCTAACAAGAACAAACCAGTCTTCTCCGACTACCGTAGCCGACGGAAGCGTTAGAGTCCCAGAACCCCCTGTCCATACCTGCGCAGAAGCCCTGTCACCGTCTACAGCCGTATAGTTAGAACTAAAGGTCGTAACGTCATACGCCTGATTCAGCGTTGAGCCAATAGCCTTTAATCCCTCTCCGGCAAGTACCGCAGCATCAGCGTTACTCGTGCCTACCCCGAAGGCTATAAGACCCCAGGTTCCAGCAGAGGTCGCATTCGTCGTGATATAGACGTACTTCGCTTCTCCGGCGGCAATCGTCGTGATCGTGTTACCAGCATAGTCCGCTAAGGTAAACGTCGTAGCACCGACGTTCCGAACAAGAGAATCTTCACCGACAGACGCTTGATTCGCCGGAGGCATCCTCAGAGTCAACGACCCCGCAGTTGCCGTCACATTCATGATCCGCGCTACATAGTTATCCGTAGCGGTTCCGTTAATCGGCCACTCTAACGTCGTGTTTGCATCTAAAGTAACAGCACGGTAGGAAACGTCCGTCGGTTGTATGACGTTCCCAGTAAACGGGCTTAGAAAGCTCATGAATCCCTCACTATGGCTTGACGATCACCGATACGGGCAACGTCTTCAGTCTTCAACACATTCACAATCGCTGAATACTGAGCCTGCCACATAGCAATCCGCTCGTCGTTTTTCAGGAAAGGCATCGCCTGAAGGAGCGATCCATACAGAAGAGCCTGCGGGGCATACTGAGTAAACCAGTTAGATTGGTTTGAATCATCTAATGGCTGTACCCGCTCGTAATACAGGACTTCATACGCATAGTCATCATCCGGCGTTGGAGCAATCAACCAATGCGTATAGTCGTAATCACAGTAAAACAACGGAACGTCTTCTTGGGCAGGATCCGGCCAATACTCCCTGAGATACTCATACTTCCTCAGAAGAACCGGCTTCCTTTCTCCACCAACCGTGACGTTCATGGATACCGTTTTTCTCCAGCGGGCAGGCTTGTCAATGATCGCCTCCCCCTGAACCATGTTAGATGTCGCTACCGTCAGGTTTCCAAGAAACTTCAGATCAGCCGCTAAAACCTGCTCGGCAAGACCAATGAACGTCGGAATACGATCAATCGTCTCGGCATCCGTCCGCTCTAGGTATTTTTCTATGTCAGCAACTAAGTTGCTGTACGTCATCATGTAAGCCATCACCACACCTTCTTCTTGATCGACTCCGGCTGCGGGACATACTGCTTACCTTGACGCATTCCCTCACGCTTTGCTCGCGTGGTGGCGGCGTATTCAGAAGCCGTTAGCTTCTCTCGTGCTCGCCGGGGGAGATACCGCTCACCCGTAGCCTCTGAACCTTGCGTAGATGGCTTCCCAGACCTCGTACCCCAGTCTTCACGAGTCCATCTCGATAACGAATTATCTGCTTTCTTTGGCCCTTTGTAACCACCCCCAGAGCCTTTGTACTTCTGAGTAGCTAATTGAGCCTTCCTAGCCGACCACTGACCCGGCGCTCCACCCTTACCGGACGCCTTCACCTGGGAAACAATCCTTTTCCATTTCCCCGGATCCGTCTTGGTCGCTGAACTCATTTGTCTACCTTGTTGTCCAACTTATCAAAGATCCTTGACAACATTCCCTTGATGTCCGCTATATCAACTCTGTAATCATCTCTAGTGACATACTGAAGCGGCATCTCAGACAACTTGTCCTCAATACGCAGAATTGAGCGCGAAAGGGAGTTGAGAATCCAACCCCCAAACGCTCCTGCAATACCAAAACCCATATTGATCAGGAATTGCGGATCCATCAAAAGCTCCGAAGTGTCTTCGCCAAACGTGCCCTTTGACCAAGCTTTCCAGGGGCCTTAGCAGCCTTTTCTAGCTTCTTCATCGGGATCTTCTTTCCTTCCTTAACGCCAAGTTGTTCACGCAGCGCTCCGGGTTTAGAAATCGCTTTTTGAATCCACTTCTCAGCCATGATCTACTCCGTACCACCAGGGCTTTCAGCTTCCTTCGGGGCAGCAGCCTGCTGAATACCATTGATCAGACTGGCTACCTCAACGTAAGGACGACTTCCAAGATAGTTCAGGATCGCATTCACCAGTTGAACTGGCATATTCATTGTTTCCATTTGACTCTCCGTTATGGGGACCATCCCCACCTGTTATTTTGCCATTTTTATTTGAGAACCTCTATGGCTGCCTGATACAAATTCTTTCGATTGTCAAGCCCTATCGTCCCGCCGTTGATCCTCTTTGTCATTCCCTCAACATCACCTTCATCCGCAAAGAGATTCAACCCCTTTGACTGCCAGAACCAACCGGCTGATAAAGCCGCTACTACAGGATCTTCTAGCCTCTCTGGCTCATCTAAGAGGGTCACACCTAGAGCCTGACCACACCTCTTATAGTTGTCACGCCCTGTAAGCTGTTTTAAGCCCCTGCCGCGGTACTTCCAGCCGTCTCCAGGTTGCGTGTTTCCTAGGTTCTTAGCACCCCAGTCACCCCCGTAGATCAAGTTAGCAATCCGCTCCTGATCCGCAGGCTGGTCTTTCGTCCTTCCGTACTTCTTACAGTCCATCTCACTAATCCGATGCCGTCCGAACATCGACATCAACGCCTCAACCCGATAGTTCAGGTTCTCCGTCAGGATAGAAAGACCACCAGACTCATGTCCGATCTGGGAAAGAAACCCGGCCTGTCTTTGAGGCGTGTCTATACCGTACAGATCCATAGCCTCTTCTATAGGCTTTAAGAACCGCTCAGCGTGTTCTTTCTTAGCCCCGGTACAGATCATCAGTTCTTCTAGAGTCATTTATCACTCTTTTTAGCCATAACTTTTTCTAGCGTTCTGCCACCAAAGTAGGCACCCATCACTAACATCCCCCATTGCCCCAACAGCGTGACATACGCCTCTGCTACGCGGAATTGAAACCCGTCCAAGATTGCTAGAGCAAGATAAGCAGTCAGGATGTAGACCAAAGTCATAGGCCGGATGTTCTTGGACAACCAACTATCGCTAGACATATCCGCTTTCCAGCGATCCGATACGTTGTCCTGTTCTGCCTTAAACAATTCGGTTTCGTTTGCCATTTTGGCAAGCTC